AGCGCGAGGCCGGCAACTGGCTGCGCTCGATCGACCCGCAGAACTGGGGGCACAAGCACAACCTCACCGTCGGCGGCGACCCCGAAGCCCCAATACTCCCCGGCGGTGGCGTGATCCTCATCCTGCCCGGCAATGGCCGCGGCCCGAAGCCTGAGGAGCCATTGCAGACGTCTGCAAAACCGGAGGACAAGAAGAAGTGATCCAGTGTTTCTTCCTCGAGGAGACGGGGCGAGCGCAGATCTACTTGCGGCGATACCACGGCTCGATGCCGGGACCTCTTTGTCCGTCCAGTGGCATTGGCTACCACAACGCCAAGTTCTACCTCGAGGACCGGCCGGTGAAATACTCCGACTGGCCGCACGAGATTCCTAACTGCTATCAAGGCATTCAAGAGCAACCGCTCGATGACCCGCGTTGGCCTACGCACTGCGCCTGCGGCTATGCCTTCACCGGCGAGGACCTGAAGCAGGTGTTCCAGGAGTCCATCCTGCGGCGCACCGATACGGGCGAGGAGACCACCTGGCGTGCCGCACCACCGGGGGCGATGCGCGACGCCTGCTGGTATCGCACCGACTGGGCCGGCGCCGATGGACGCTCGCTGGTGGTGAAGTGCCCGGACAACACAGACTGGCTGATCGACGGGCCGTCCTATCACGACGGCAAGCGCACGCACGAGCACCCATGGACTCGTACCGGGACGCCGCCCATCATTTCAGTGACGCCCTCGATCGCAACGCCCGGATATCATGGCTTCCTTGGCAGCAACGGGGCACCGCCCGGTTACTTCACCGGGCCGCTATGATCGACGTCCGAGCTGCGCTGCAATCCTGGGCACGCTGGCGCAGGGCCAGATCATCGGACGACCTCGGATGGTTCGGCGGCACGATGCTCGGGCGGCTGCTCGACAACCTGCCGGCCAGGACCTGCCCCGACTGCAACGGCACCGGCCAAGTGCCGGGCTACCGTGTCGGCTCCGCGCTCGCCTTTGTGAAGTGCCAGCGATCGGGCTGCTCGCACGGGCGCATCAAGGCCGACCTGCAGGACGACCGACCGGGCCACCTCGTGCCGTGCCCGCACTGCATACGGGACGAACGCAGCACCGGCGAGATCGACGGCCGCACTTGTTTCCACTGCCGGGGCTCCGGCACCGTGATGACCCGTGGTGTCTGTCGTATCAACAATGCACTTATCCAAGGGACCAAGGCCTCAGCTCGAGCCGGCGCCGGCGTCGTGATCGGGGACGAACTCGAGCACCGCATCGACCTCGTCATCTGCCACGACATGCCGGAGCGCCTGAGCGAGGTGATCGTGGCGGCGTATTACTACCCAGCGATACCAAACTGGCGCCACGCTAAGCGCCTGCACCTCACACCGATGCAGTTCTCGCGGATCCGCGCACGCGCCGAGACGTACATCGCGGAAAGGATTGACAGCGTGTTATGAACGTGCTTAATTTCGCCACGCTGGCATCAGTGCCCCCATGAGCGCCATCCCTGCCGAGTACGCGAGCCTCACCCCGATCGAACCGCAGGAAGGACCGCAGACCGCCTTCCTCTCCACCGACGCCGACATCGCCATTTATGGCGGCGGCGCGTTTGGCGGGAAGAGCTTCGCGCTCATCCTGGACCCGCTGCAGTACGTCAAGGTCCCGCGGTTCGGCGCCGTCATCTTCCGCAAGCACCTCGCGGAGCTGACCCAGGAGGGCGGACTCTGGGACGAGGCCCGAGGCCTCTACCCGCTCTTCGGCGGAGCACCTCGAGCATCACCGAGCCACCTCGACTTCCGGTTCCCGTGGGGATCGCGCATTTCATTTGCGCACCTCGACGAGGACGAGCTCGAGAAAAAGCAGGGCGGCCAGATCGCCATGATCGGCTTCGACCAGCTCGAGCATTTCTCGGCCAAGGCCTTCTTTTACATGCTTCACCGCAACCGCTCGAGCTGCGGCGTGCAGGCGTACATGCGAGCGACGTGCAACCCCGACGCCGACAGCTGGCTCGCCGGCTTCCTCGCGTGGTGGATCGACCAGAATCAGTTCATGGCCGACGGCACGACACCGAACCCGCACTACGGATTCGCGATCGAGGAACGCTCCGGCGTCAAACGCTGGATGGTCAAGATCGATGAGACCGTGACCTGGTTCGATACACGCGAAAACGCGATCGCATGGCAACACTCGCAAGGCATCCCCGAGAAGGACTACAGCGAGCAGAGCGTCACCTTCATCCGGGCCCGCATGGAGGACAACCCCAAGGGCCTGAAGGCGAACCCGGATTACCGGCGCAAGATCCTCTCGATGGACCGCGTCAGCCGGGAGCGCATGCTGAACGGCAACTGGAAGATCCGCGCCACCGCGGGCATCGTCTTCCGCCGCACCGACTTCAAGGTTCTCGACCAATATGTCGAGGGCGACGTAGTGAAGAGTCTCCGCAGCTGGGACTTTGCCGCGACTGAAGCAAAGCGCGCCACCAACGCCAAGCGCATGAGCGACAAGCTCACCAACGACCCGGACTGGACCGTCGGCGTGCGCGGCGTGCTGATGAAGAACAAGGACATCATCATCACCGACATGTTTCGCGATCGCATCTCAGCGGGGCGCGTCGAACAGGAGGTGATGAAAGCGGCCGCCGGCGACGGCAAGCGCACGCGGATCCGGATCCCGCAGGACCCGGGACAAGCCGGCAAGGCCCAGGTCGAGCATTACGTGAAACACATCCTTCCCGGCTACATCGTGCAATCGTGGCCGGTCACAGGATCGAAGCTCGCGCGCGCCGAGAGCTACGCCGCCTACGTGGAACACGGACACGTCTACCTGCTCGCCGCGCCGTGGAACGCGCAGTTTCTATCCGAACATGAGGCCTTCCCGACGCCCAGCGTCCACGACGACATCGTCGATGCGGCGGCGGACCTCTACAACGGGCTAATCGACAAACCGGCCCTCATCATTTCCGACAACGCGCTGGGGAAGGTATGACGACATGATGGACAGATTCTGGCGCTGGGTCGCCGCGCGGCTCGCCTCGTTGACCAAGGCCGCCGAGACTAAGACGAAGCCGCCGCTCGAGGTCTCCGAGCGCGCGCTCGACGCCTTCGCCAAGCCGGGTGCGAACAAGACCTTCACCTTCCCGGCCATCCCGGAGCGGGTGGTGTCGAAGCAGGCCAAGATGGCGATCGATGAGGCCTTCGAGGACCGCTTCGCCTTCGGGCGCGAGGGCGTCTTCCGTGAGGGCTACGCCTTCCTCGGGTTCGCCTACCTCGCTGAGCTCACCCAGGTGGCCGAGTACCGGAGGCCGTCCGAAACGCTCGCGCGGGAGATGACCCGCGAATGGATCAAGCTCACCTCGACCGGCGAGGACGACAAGAGCGACAAGATCGCCGAGATCATGGCCGAGCTGAAGCGCCTCAACGCGTCGGCCGTGTTCCGCGAGGCGATCGAGCAGGACGGGTTCTTCGGCCGCTCGCAAATCTACATCGACCTCGGCCAGGCCAGCGACGCCGAGCTCAAGACGCCGCTCCTCGACTCGAAGGCGAAGATCGGCGAGAGCGGGATCCGCAAGCTCACGGTCGTTGAGCCAATCTGGACCTACCCGAACCAGTACAACTCGACCGACCCGCTCAAGGACGACTACTTCAAGCCGACGTCGTGGTGGGTGCAGGGCAAGGAGATCCACGCCTCGCGCCTGTTCGTGCTCGTCTCGCGCCAGGTGCCGGACATCCTGAAGCCGGCGTACGCCTTCGGCGGGTTGGCGCTCTCGCAGATCGCGAAGCCCTACGTCGACAACTGGCTCCGCACGCGGCAGTCGGTCTCCGACCTCATCCACACGTTCAGCGTGATGGTGCTCAGCACCAACATGCAGAGCGTGCTCACGGGCGGCGGGTCCGACCAGCTGCTCAAGCGCACCGAGCTCTTCAACCGCATGCGCGACAACCGCGGTCTGATGGCGGTCGACAAGGACAGCGAGGAGCTGACCAACATCTCGGTCCCGCTCGGCACGCTCGACGACCTGCAGGCCCAGAGCCAGGAGCACATGTCGGCCGTGACTGGCATCCCGCTCGTGGTCCTGCTCGGCATCACGCCCAAGGGCCTCAACGCCTCGAGCGAAGGGGAACTCCAGGCGTACTACTCCTGGGTCAAGTCGCAACAAGAGACGCTGCTGCTGGCCCCGATCACGCGGCTGGTGAAGATCATCCAGATCGCCAAGTGGGGCGAGGTCGACCCGGAGATCGGCGTCGAGTTCGAGCCGCTCTGGAGCCTGAACGAGGGCGAGCTCGCCACGGCCCGCAAGACCGAGGCCGAGACCGACACCGCCTACATCACCGCGAGCGTGCTGTCCCCGCTCGAGGTGCGCCAGCGACTAGCACGCGCCCCGGAGAGCGCCTACGCCGGCATTGACGTCGAGGACCTCCCTGAGCCGCCTGATGTGGGCAACCCGAACGATCGTTCGGAAGAGGAAGATGGCACTCAAGGCGCCGACTAAGAAGCCGATCACGCTGCCCCCGGTCCATCCGAACGCGGGCATCGAGGCGGAGTTCCGACGGCGCCTGCAGAAGTGGGTAGACGCAATGCACAAGAGCGTCCTCTACTGGATCCGCGCCGCGTACCGCGCGAACAAGCCGGCGATGGCAAAGGACGGCAGCGCCGCCGCCGAGCTGAGCCTGACCATGAAGCGCCTCGCCGCCCAGTGGCAAAAGAACATCAACGCAGCCTCCGAGGAGATCGCGGACTACTTCGCCACCGCGGCCGCCAAGCGTTCCGACAGTGCACTCCGGGCCGCGCTCGCCAAGGCCGGCTTCACCGTCGAGTTCACCATGACGCGCGAGGCCAACGACGTCATGCAGGCCACGATCGGAGAACAGGTCGGCCTCATCCGCACGATCGCCTCCCAATACCTTTCCCAGGTGGAAGGCCTCGTGATGCGAAGCGTGCAGGAGGGCCGAGACCTCAAGGGCCTCACCGACGATCTCTACGATCGGTACCGGATCACCCGCAAGCGCGCCGCCTTCATCGCGCGCGACCAGAACAATAAGGCCACCGCGTCGATGACGCGGGTGCGCCAGGAGGCGCTCGGGATCACGCACGCCATCTGGCGGCACAGCCACGCGGCCAAGCAGCCGCGGCCCGAGCACCTGCTCTTCGACGGCAAGCGGTACGACGTC